CGCTTCTGGCACTTTTCATTCAAATCGCCACCTGCTTGAGTCGGTCGACAAAGTTCTCGTCGGTCAATACAAAGCGAAGGGCGATAAATGGAGGTGTTGGAAAGCAAGACACCCGGAGACCGGACGCTTGATTTTCATACATGAGAACCGTAATGGGTCAAAAGCCCAGGTTTTCGTGCGGAAAGATAGCTTCCCGCTTCTATAAGACCTCTCAACTAAGGATGATGCAATGTCAAAACCTACCAAAAAGTTGTCCGCAAAGGACTTGGCCTACAAGTGGGGGAAATCCCTCCACCCTAGCGATCCAGACAAATTAGCCTGGGGCTGCATGGCCAAACTCTTAGAGGTGCCAGGTGACTCAAAACTACCCTTGGACGTCCTACGTGGTCTCGTTGAGACCCGGGATGTGCAGGGTTTGTTTAAGGTTGCCGAGTCGTTGGACCCACAGATGTATGCCTGCCCTGCGATGTTACTGCAGGATCGACTCATCGTGGAAGCGTTTAAAAAGTACAGCTTCGTTAATTCTCCCTTTAACAAACGGGAGAAGGCCAAAATTCGGTTTTTCGAAGCTGAGGCACTATGTCGTGCCACAAACAAGAGATTGCTCAACGAAGAGTTTTACACCAGTGATGGTGCTAGCTCCTACGACAGCTTTACCGGAGAGAAAATATCCCCTCCTTTAAGGCTTAGCGTGTCCCCGAGTGATCATGTGAATTGGATTATCCACCATGCCACCCGAAGTATTGCTAATCTCCTGGGCGCTTTTAGACCCGACGAAATGTTGGGTACTTCACGATTTGGACCAGGGGCGACCCTCTGCGTTGGCGGAGCACTCACTACCGAATACTTTAAGTATCGGGAAAAGTGCCCAACCGTCAGTTCGGGGGCGTTTGCCTACGCCGAAGCTCTCCTCAACTACGACCGAAAATGGCTCGCACTCCTTACCGGAATGCATCCACTGGACGTGGTTGGGCGGTACAACCTTATCACTGATGAGGTTGCCCCGGAACTCCGGCTCACTGACCACAATAAAGTAACATTCGTTCCGAAGAACGCGAAGACCGAAAGGTCAATCGCAATCGAACCGTACTTCAACCTCTACTTCCAGTTGGGAGTAGGTGGGATGATCCGAAAGCGCTTGCTGAAGAAATTCGGCATTGATCTGACTAGCCAAAGGCGAAATCAGGATCTCGCGCAATTAGGGTCCGTAGACGACGCAATGGCCACCATCGACTTCTCGATGGCCAGCGATACGCTGGCTATTGAGACCGTTCGGAGGTTGTTGCCCCCAGATTGGTTTCAACATCTGGACCGTCTACGTTCGCTGGATTACAAAATGGACGGGAAAATCTCCCGCTACCACAAGTTTTCCAGTATGGGGAACGGTTTCACCTTTGAGCTCGAAACACTCATCTTCGCAGCTTTAGCGAGGGGTACACACTCCTTGTTAGGGTTAAATGAAGACGAAGTCTCGGTGTTTGGTGACGATGTTATACTGTCATCGTCTGCAGCCTCGCTCTTTGAGGAGGTTTGCAACTACCTAGGATTTCGTATAAACAATGAGAAAAGTTTCGTTAAGGGTCCCTTCCGCGAATCTTGCGGGGAGGACTTCCTCAGAG